CTATAACACTTTGTTCACCATCAACATATTTTTCAGCATCTCTACTTGAAAGTTGTCTATTGTATGCTTCTAAGTATTTGCGGAATGTTTTGGAACGTTCTTTACGAAGTTCTATATTTAAGTGTTCTAGTATTGCTTCAATCTCTTGCAGTTGATTAAAGCGATATTCTGTTAAGCCTGGGAGGGCGGCACTGGATTTCTCCAGGCTACCCTTTATCCTGCATTCGTACCTGGCTTCATCAAGTTGTTTCTCATAATACTCGATGGCTGGTATTATGTCGCCTAAATCGCCTACAACTTTATTATACCAAGTACTCATGTTTTAACCCCAATCCTCATCATCTTCATCGTCTTCGAATCCAATGTCAAAGTGGCTGACCAATGCCGCCTTCATAGCAGTATCAAATGTATTAATGTGATCTTCTGCTTCTGAAATGTCCACGTTATCGTCGAAGGTTCTAACGAGTTCTTCAGCGACATGTAGTCGTTCTTTTTTGGGTATGTATGTTTTTATACTATCCCATGTATCATATAGAAGTGCTACTTCAGGACTCATCTGTATACTCCTCTGCTTCTGGTTCAAATGAATCTGGGTCAGCATCTTCAACAATATCTTGTTTTGCTAAAGGGTTTTGACCCCATTCATCAATAATTACCTGAAGTTTATCTCCAGTCCAGCCTTTTCTGAACTCTTTGATAACTTCTCCAGTTACAGGTGAGGTGTATTCCAGTTTGTTTCCTGTTTTAATCACAATCTCTTTCTTTTCAAACATCTCCAAGAGGCCACTGTATGGATCCATGCCTGTCTCGTATGGGATTTTGATTTGAACACCTTCAAACGGTTTGCTGTATCGTGACTTCATCACTTTACAGGCCGCTCTGATACCTTGTACAGTAGACGTTTTGTTACCATCTTCATCCTCTTTTAATTTGAGTTTCTTCATAGCAACAACAATACTACTTGCATATATAAACCCTTGGCCACCACTGATCTTATCATCTGGATCAAACATATCTTGCGATGCATAAGTGTGGTTTGTGGCTATAAGGGCTATTGGAAAAGGAGCAATCTGGTTAACTGTGTTTCTAACCAAGGCTGTTAATGCCTTAGGTTTTCTACCCATATCACCTTTCATATCTCCTTTCTGAAACTGATCTACATCAGTCGGAGTTAGAAGCATACCCAAACTGTCTATTACAAAAACTAATTTAGGTTGCTCATCATATGGCAGATCGCCATAATTTGCTTTATAGTCTTTCATAAACTCTGATACTGCTTTAGCAACATCATCAATCATTGAAACACTAATTCTTAAAAGTTTTTCTGGTGATGTGTCTACATTCAATGCTTGTAGCCATTGTTCATCAAGTGCGTTTTCTGAGTCAAACAACACAACTTGACAACCCATATCCTGTGCGGATTTAACTAGGTTACCAGAACAAATAAAACTTTTACCAGAACCGGACTCACCAGCAAATACTGATACCTTACCAAGTGGAACACCTTTGTTAAAGTCACCACTAATAAGATAGTTTAGTGTATAGTTTCCTGTACTAATCCAATCCTGTGGATCAAAGAAACCAGCACTAATACCTGAAATACTCTTCGTCAGGCCAGTTCTGAACTTTGTTAAGTCAAAAGGTTTTTGCATGTTTCCTCCTTAAGACGTTTGTCTATTTCTGATCATATTCAGAATGTCATCTGCTGATTTTTTACCAGTATCTGCTTCTGCTGTTGCAGGTGCAGGAGAAGGAGTTGTTTCAGCAACAGGTTCTGTCACAGTTGCTTCTGCTTGTGCAGGAGCAGTTACAGGAGCCACACTCTCTGTTGCAGTTTGTTGTACTGCTGGAGTAGGTTGTGCCTGTGCCACTGTGGTTTGTGTGCTTGTTCCTGTATCAAGTCCATAGGGCTTGTAAAACGTACCCCACCTTGCAGGGTCATATAATTCACCATCTACACTTGCCTGGAACATTTCTGCTATTGCTTGAATACCTTCTGCAGTTGGTTTAGCAGGGAGGAAGTCATTTAAATTAAATAGTCCATTTGAGTCAATTGCCGCAAGTTGTTCTTCAGTAAGAGCACTTTCTTTTCTAGCCCACTTACTTGTGGAATAGTCTGCGTATTGACCTTTTGTTGTTTTAGTTAATCTAAAATCAGTACCATTAACGTAATCTGTTGGAAGGTTTTCCATATCAGGATCCATTAATGCTGATTTAATAATGTTAAAAATTTGAGGACCAATTACAAATCTTCTAATTGGATTCTCAGGTGCTTCTTCGTTTAATGGGTTTTCATTTACAAAGCCTTGGAAAATATAACTTCTTTTCTTCCAATACTTTCTTCCCATGTCTTCTAAAGAAGGATCTTTAAACCAAGGTCTTACCTCAGTTAAAATAGGACAAGTTTCATTAAACATTTCCACACAAGGAACTTGTACAGTAACTGGTTTTGCGTCACCGCCTACAACTCCTGGAAATGTTAGTCTTATCATTTGTCGTTCTACCCAAAAGAACGTGTTGTTTGGATCACTGTCAGGAAGGAATCTTAGTACTGTACTAGTACCTTCGTCTATGTTCCAAAAAGGGTAAATTGCTTTATCGCTTTGAGCTGGGGAACTACTGGATTTGGTATCCATTGATTGTAGTTTTGCTCTAATTTCTGCTAATGAGGCCATAATGTTTTCTCCTTTGTTTATGCCATGTTCGTAATACATTCATATTACTGTGCCTTAATTATATTGCCATGATGTAAAAATGTCAAGTACTTTTTTACAACTATTAGCCATTTCTGGCTAACAAATTTATTTATCTGTTATGTGTGTTTTTACTGTGTAAATTGGTCCAAAAATGCTTCGTATGTTTCTGCTACATCTACTGGAGCAGTTTTTTGTACGTTTTGATTTGCACTTAATAAACAACTTTTGATAGCACCATATTCAAATTGACTTAGTTCTCCGCCGTCATTTAGTTTACTGCTAATACTCTGTAAATAGTTTGCTAATACATCGTCTTTAGCACTATAGCCTAACTGACTAACTTGGTATCCAAGTTTTGCATGTGGTGTTGCAAAATCTACTAGATCAGATTCCTGTAATCTATCTTTTACACCATCAAATGTTTCTGATTCAATTGCTTTAACAATTTTGC